AGTTGTGCCTTGTGATCCTGTCGTTCCTTGAGATCCAGTTGTGCCTTGAGTACCTGTAGAACCTTGACTTCCTGTTGTACCCTGACTACCAGTTGATCCAGTAGTGCCTTGAGAACCAGTTGATCCTGTAGTACCCTGAGATCCAGTTGTACCCTGACTACCAGTTGATCCAGTGGCGCCTTGAGAACCTGTGGTACCTGTAGAACCTTGACTTCCTGTTGTGCCTTGTGATCCTGTCGTTCCTTGAGATCCTGTCGTTCCTTGAGTACCTGTAGAACCTTGACTTCCTGTTGTACCCTGACTACCAGTTGATCCAGTTATACCCTGTGAACCTGTATCACCTGTCGTACCTTGAGTTCCGGTTGCACCTTGAGTACCTGTAGTACCCTGCGCGCCAGTAGTACCTTGAACGCCTTGAGTACCTTGTGTACCAGTAGCACCTTGAGTACCAGTAGCACCTTGTGTACCAGTTGTTCCCTGAGGACCTTGTATACCCTGCGCGCCAGTTGTACCTTGTGCGCCATCAGTTAGAATAGCTGAAATTGTTATGGAATCATTAAGAGCGTCACCTGTAATTTGAATATTATTACCAGGTAAAAGATTAAGAACATCTCCCGAAGTATCTGCAACAATAAGAGTTCCTGCTGCATTAACTGTTCCAAATGCATCAGCTTGAGGAGGCAAATCAGATACGAATGATTTGATTATACCTGTGTTACTCTTATAATACAGTTTACCATCAGCATAGTTAATAGCCAACTCGCCGTTTGCAAGTGAAGTTGGCTCTGAACCAGGTATTGCTGATTTTTTAAGAGTTATTACTGTGTTAGACATTAAAAGTCATCTATTAAAATTTCTTTTCTTTTATCTTCAACTTTGTTAGTTTGTACAGAGTTTTTAATATTTAGTGTCTTTTTAGGAGTTTTACTTACAGTCTCAAATTCTTCAATTTTCAATTTTGTAAGTTTTAACTCTTCATTCACAGTAAAAAATTGAGATTTCAAATCATTGTACTGCTTTGTAAGAGTTTCCATATGTGCAACTTTGTTATTTATTGCATGGTATGAATCTTCCCAATACTTAGCATTCTTTTTCAATTCTTCAACATCAACAGATCGACTTTTTAAACTTGATAGTTCAGAAGAAAGTAAATTGATAGTGTTATCTTTTTCAGCAATTTGACTGTTGATAACACTATCTTTTTCACCTAGTAGTTCGTTTGTCACACGCAACTGAGCTTTCAACTGCAATATTGTATTCAAGTTTTCATGTATGATTCCAACAGCGGAATCAATGTATGCATTAATATATTTCTCACTCATAATTTAAACTCCAATAGTGTGTTAGAATGTACCGCCGTCTAAATCTCCAAACTGAGGAATACCAGTAGATGATGCTTGCAATACTTGCCCTTCTGTTCCTGCTGATGTTACTTTTAGACCACCTGCCGTATTGCCATATAGAATACCATTTTGTGTAAATGATGTTACACCGGTACCACCATAAGCAACTGCTAATATACCAGAACTAATATAAGAAGCATTACCTGCATTTGTGTTTGCTGCTGCACCAATCGTTTCAGCATAAGCGTTAGATGCTGCTGCTCTAGTTGATGAGATAGTATTTGCCCATCCATTGGCTGCTGCACCTACTGTAACAGTATAATTATTACCAGCAGTTCCTACTGTCACGGCATAAGCATTAGAAGCTGTACCTATTGTTACAGCATAAGCATTAGAAGCAGCACTTCTTGTTGCTGAGATGGAATTAGCCCATCCGTTAGCTGCTGCACCCACTGTAACTGTATAAGCATTTGCGCCGATACCTGTATTGAATGCAAGAAGATTAGCTGCATTAGCCTTATCAAATGCTGCACCAATTGTTACGATAGCATTTGCGCCGCCTAACCATAGATTGCTTGTTCTCAAATCCGCGTTTAGGACAGCTAATGTCATATTGTTAGAAAATGCACCAATATGATTGTCTATAGGTTCAGCATCATAACCTTGAAATAGATAGTACATCTTGTCTTCATGTTCACGATAAAGACCAGTGTGAACATTAGAGCCTGTAGCATTGACATAATTTCCAATAAAACCAATATCTACAATGTCTGAGATATAGTTATTACCAGCAAGATAGATAAGAGGATCTGAAACTTCCAATTCAGTTACACTTATTTGTGTCGTATTACCCGAAACTATAAGATTACCAACAAGATTTAAATCGCCTGTAATTGTTTGATTTGGTGCAGTTAACTTTACAAAAGTGTTGTTTGCATAGTCTTTTGCACCAGCTGCTTGTGTATTTGCCCAACCATTAGCAGCAGCACCAACAGATATTGTATAGTTATTTCCAGCAGTTCCTACGGTTTGAGCATATGTGTTTGAAGCTGCTCCAACTGTGACTGTGTAAGCATTACCAGCTGCACCTACAGCTTGTGCATATGCATTTGCTCCTGCTCCAGTATTAAATGCAAGAAGATTGGCCGAGTTTGCTTTATCAAAAGCAGCTCCAGCATTTGTTGTAGCTATATTTGCTTGATCATATGCTGCATTAGCTGTTATGATAGCAGCATTTGCAGTAAAGATTGCTGGTTGTGCATATTCAAGTGCTGTATTAGCTTGATCAAAAGCTGCGTTAGCATGATTTCTTGCTGTGTTTGCTTGTAAAAAAGCAGCAGCAATACCGGTATTTGAATTTAAACTTGCATTGTTTGCAGCTTCAAATGCAGCATTTGCTTGATCAAATGATACTTGAGTTGTATCAACCCAATATTTACCGCCAATTTCAATTACACCAGAACCTGCGGTATTACCGATGAATAACTTGTCACTTAAAAACGAATATGCTTGTTCAGCAGCGACAAGTGACCCTGGTGTTGGTGCTGTTGATGTTGATGATCTTTTAATTTGAATAATAGTATTAGCCATTTTCTATTTCCTTTGATCCTTTTTTAAAATGTTCCTGCTACGATTTGTGTTACTATTAGATTTCCTGTTGAATCTACTACAAAATTATTTGAAAGATTTACCCAAACTCTCTCGCCGTTAGTATTTGAAGTAGAAATAGCATTATTTAGAGCAGGAACACCCAAATCTGGTTCTGCATTGGCCAAATCTAAAAAGTCGTATCTTTCTGGATCTGCTTCTGAACTTGGAATCTTTTCGACTTTTCCGCTCAGTCTATTGATATTAGGCATTTGTAGTTTCCAAAACGCTCATTGTTAGTTTTAGTGCATTGTTGGAAGATGATTCTATCTCTACCGAGTTGTTTTGTTCTACAATCAACTTTCCTGTCAACATATTTGCAGCGTCATTTTTCAAAACGGAATAATTTTTAAGCAATTCTGTTCTATTTCCGTCAGATATGTGAGTAAATGAAACTTGATGGTTGTTTTGAGTTATGTTTGCAACTTGTGCCATTAGAATAATTGAAGTTATTCCAACAGGTGTTGTGTAAACAACTGTATTTGAAGTTGTTATATTTGCTGTTACTGTTCTAAATGTATTGACTTGCCCTGCCATTTTTTAACTTTCTATTGCAAGAATATATGGTGTTAGTACCGCAAATAGACTTCTATCAAATGTATCACCTGTAATTGTTCCTGACGCTCTATTGAATATCAGTTCACTACCAACTCTAAAATCACCCAACTGATCTGTGCTGGTATAATACACTCTACCTCTACCATCATCATCTTCTACAACTTCATTAGCTTGAATAGGAATACCACCTGTTTGTGGTAGTGCTGTTGCAACATCTATTCCTGCACCAACATATTCAAATGTATGCCCGCTTGATGTAATGAGACTTCGTTGATAGAATGCAACATTATTTCCTGTAAATAAAGAGTCATTTAATCCGATATCTATTGTTACAGTTGCTGTATTACTTACCAGAGGAGTCGTGTTGATGACTGTATAGTGAAATGGTTGATTGTCAAATTTTATAGCATCACCATATCGAGGTCTAACAGAAAGATTTTCCAATTGTATTGTATCAAAATTTTGATTTACATTTGCTGATACTGAACCCGAATAAAGAACTTCACTGATACCATTTGCTTTTAGTCCATAATTGCCAAAACTTGAATTTGAGTTTGTGATAGAACATTGGCCGCCAGATTCGCATAGAATTCCAACATCACAGAAAACAGTGAAAATTGATACAAGCTGTGCATATCCTTTGTTAAGAAGATGAATGCCTATGCCGCCCACATTTATTTGTGTATAAGAATCTGAAACCATTGAGCGAAGACCAGAAGCTTTTGATCCATCAACTCTCATGCCTGTTCCTGTTGTAGTAATAGAAGAACAGTTTTGGATATAAGGGCTTGTTGTGATAAGGCCTGCGCCAGCATCTGGAAAAGCAATTGCAGCGGCAGGAGACACATGATCTCTGAATGTAAATCCTGTAATGTAACAACCGTTTCTTACATGAAACAAGTCTTGATTTGTAGTTGCAGGTCTTACTGAGGTTGTTCTTAGATTATCTCCAACTATTGAAACGCCTGCTGGAACTTGTAGAGGATTATTTTCTACATAATTGCCACTTTTGACAAAAATCGTTGTTCCTGATGTTGCGATAGACAGTGCTTTTTCAATAGTCTTAAAACTTCTATCCAAGCTTCTACCATCATAGACAGTATCATCACCAGATTTCGACACATATAGCACATTTTCAACAGCAGCATCAATGCCAACTTCGACAATAGACATATTGCCATTAGCATTTCTACGGAAAAACATCTTGCCATCATGAGTATTGATAGCAAGTTCACCATCCAACAACTGTTCAACTGTTGGTATTTTACCTGGTATGTCGGAGCGTCTTAGCTGAACTGTTGTGTTATTGGAAGACATTAATAGTGTCCTCCGTCAACAAGTGGAAGTGTTTTTACAACATATTTTTCAAGTGCTTCATCATAAACGAGTGTTTCATTCTCATTGGGGCTGCTTGCGTCAACATCAAGCAAATTTGACAATCTACCTGTTTGCGCCAATGCTGAAATACCTACCGTCCTAACAGTAAGTCTATTAGGATTGTTTATTGAAATCTTAATTTTGTCTGTTAGGAGTGACATATTTTTTCCTTATCTTTAAGTTATTTAGTCACCCTTGGTGTTACAGTAACAATTCCTTCAAGCAGGCGCACTGTTGTGTTTGAAGGAGTTGTTACCTGTATGTCAAAAAGATATCTGCCCGACTTGATATTTGCTGTTTCGTTTGATTCCAAAGATATTGTTATTTCGCCCGTAGAAGCGTTGGTTATTTGACATGTTAGATTTGCTGAAGCATTGGCTGAGTAATATGACCTACGCATCTGGCTACGAACAATGTAGCCAGAGATATTGATGTTTGCATTTGTCAAGTCATCTGATAGATTTATCACATTGTTGAATGTTGCACCTTGATCCATAAAGAGTTCTACATATGCTGCCATTTTATTTCCTTATAACATATTGAGAACTGCATCAGGTCCTGAAAGTATCAGGTTTCCTGTAATAGTTAGATTATTGATTACCAATGTGTACGAATCAGTATTAGCCAACGCAGAGTTAGCTGTTTCATAAGCAGAGTTGGCTGTATTCCAAGCTAAACCAAGATTAGAATTTGCATTGAACGCTGTTGCAATACTATTTGCATTATCATATATTGTATTCGTTATGATGGTGTTAGATAGTATTGCATTTGTCAGATTACCAGATGACAATAGTTCATTGGTTACATTTATTGTTATGTTACTAATAAATTCAGTGTTTGAGACCAGATATTCAGATGTTATCGTATTTGCACTGGTATAGATTGTATTCATAATATCGGTATTAGACAAGATAGCATTTGTCAAATTACCTGATGATATCAACTGATTGCTAATGTTTATAATGAAAGCATTATTTGTCGAAAGTATTTCTGCTGATATGTTAGCTGCTGTATACGAAACATCATTTGCTGTATTGAAAGCTGCAACAGCAAGTGTGTTCGTTTCTTCCGATTGTACAATCAATTGGTTTGTTTTGACAACCCATTGAGAAAATGTATCTGAAAGTGTTACGTTTGCAATACTCATTTAGTTAAAGCTTTCATTAGTAGTTCTTTGATTTCTCTGATATCCGATTCTATTGCCTCAACTCTTTTTTCCGTTGAGATAGATTTGCGTTCTCTCTCTTTTCTAGCCTTATACGCTTTCAAAGCCTCATTATCCATGTTTAGAAGAACGCCTTCTTTTTGTTTGTATATACCCTCATATTTAGTCTTTTGCACAGTAACACCCATTAGATTTGTACGGCTATCACACGAAGATCACCTACTCTCGGAACAACAGCAGCATTGCTACCAACAAGACCAATCTTTACTGCATAGTACTTGAAGCCAGTAAATGTTATTCCGTCAGAATTTGTATACTGAACTTCATCATTTGGTCCTGTTCTTTGAGCAACAGGGAACCTGTATGTATATTCAATGAAGTCATTGATGTTTGAGATTGATGAGTACGGAGCATTTTCTGATGTTTCCATTTCGATCCATGGTAGATAGTCAAATGCTTGTCCATCTTCACCATTCAATATCTTTACATATACTTTTACATCTGTTCCAGGTGGACGATATGATGTTAACATAACGATCAAGTCTTCAGCATCTTGACCTTCAGCAAGTGTGATAGGAACAGAGATGTACTTGTTGATAAGAAGACCTCCAGGTTTCTTGTTGTCATATACAATGCTTGTGATGTTTGAAGTATTGCTACCCTTAGCAACAACATTAGCATCATATATTGTAACAGTTTCATTTACAGAGAACTTTGTATTTACTGTAGGAACAACTGTTATGTTGTTACCAGATATGAATGAAACTACTGTATTTGCTCCTGAAGTTGCACCAATCAATACATCACTGATACTGATATTTGCTGTATTTCCAGAAAGAACAAGTGTCACACCAGTCGCATCTTCTTTGTATGTGTTAGCATTGATTAGATTGTCAACATAGATTGTGTGTGTTCTTGCCATGTCAACAACAGGTGAAACATACTGAGATGTACTTGTCATTGTGATCTTGACGTTGTTAGACACTTGACCAGCAGAAACTTCATTTGTTCTTGAAAGAATTGCTCTTTCAGATGTGAAGTAGATGTTTTCATTGTCTTTGATCGAAATGAAATCACTCATTGTATATGGGCTGGCATTTGCTGCCGTCTTCATCTCAAAATCAATTGATGTTTTGTTGAAGCGCAAGAATGATGGTTCAAAGTCAGCAACAGCATATCTCATATTCTTGATACCTGTAACTGTAAATGTATCGCCACTATCAAGACCTGTCATAACATCATTGATAATAAACTTACCATTTGAACTCTCAAATTCAGCAATAGCTAGATCAGTACTGCCTCTGTCTTTATATCTTCTCAGAATACCACTTGCTGAATCAATATTGGTAATTACAGAAGTTTGTGCTTTAGATACAACAGTAGCATCATAAATTGTAAGAACTTCATTTGTCAAGAATTGTGTATTAGATACAGTAAACAATGATCCACTTGCTGCAAGAACAGCAGCATTAGCACCAGAGTTTGCGCCAATCAGATAATCGCCAACAGAGATGTTTGATGTATTACCTGTCAGAGTCATTCTGTAGCGACCAACAAATGGTTGACCCAAGCTTGATAGATAAGATGAACCATTTGAAAGTGCAATCTGTTCCATCTGCTTGTTGCCAATGTGTGCTGTACCAGTTCCTGTAGAGAACTGCGCTCTATAGAACTTGATATACAAGTCTAGATCGTCAACAATATTCCAGTTCAGATTATTGTTTGTTGTATAGAATGTACCACTCAATGGTCGTGATGTATACTGATTTCCAGTCTTGATGTCTGTCTCACCAAGTCTTGCTACCCAGATGTATGTGTCTGGATTGATAGCAACTGTGTGAATGACGAAGGCATACTGAGTATCAGCATACAAGAATACAGGTGAAGGGAACTTGATGTTTGTGGCAAGTGAAGCATCATCACTGATATTCATATCTGCTGGCGTCAACCATACCTCAGAGAATGGAACTTGATTACGAGTAATACCACCAGCAGTATCCATCTCACGAATTTCTACCCAAACACCATATGTTGGATGCTTGTCTTTGAAGAACAAGTCAACAGAAGTCATGAAGACGCCTTCTTCACCAAGTGGAACTTGAGGAATAAATGAGTATGCAGAGCATGAAGCGTCATCCACAAATCCAACGAAAGTTTTTCCTGTTGTTGTATTAGCAACATCTTTACTGTCTGTTACAGAAACAGTTGTGTATGTTGTAGTTGTTGTATAGTTTCTTGTTGTCAGAATAGTATTTTGCTTCTGCTGAACAAGACCATGTGCAACAAAGTATCCAGTTGCTTTTGTTGAAGCATCAATAGAGTTTGTTGGACTATCGGTAATAACAACTTCTTTTGTGCCAACACGGAATCTCTTTGTTGATGGCAAGCGAAGTTCAATGTATGCATCACCATTAGAATCAGTTTCGATATCTGTTCCATAATCAGAAACATTCACAACAAAAGCATTTGTAAATGATGCATCATATGTGTTCTGCGATATGGCTCTAGAATACTCTGACATTGGTTCATTATCAAAGAAAACATATACCTGAGTAGATGGTTTTAGACCTTTGACGTTTATAAAGATTGACTGAGGTCTGATATATGGTATCAAGCCAACATCAAGAACTTTTGTGCCAATCTGTTCAGATGTTTCAGTCGCTTCTGTTGTTGTAGTAGCAAATGTTTCTGAACCAGTTCTAGTGCTGATACCTGTTTGACCACCAGCAGTGATAGCATAGATAAGTCCATCACCTTTAGATAACTGATATGTCGAATAGAATCTTCCATTTACAACAACATTTGTTACTTTGGTATAATTTGAATTTTGTACACCTGTTGCTGTACCTGTTCCTGAAATAACGGTTGTATTCGCTGTTGCTAGAATAAATCCATAGTCATTGTCAAACGGTCTTTGTGCTTCAGATAGTGTTTGATAACTACCCACAAGTTGTCCGTTAGAGTTGTAAGCTTCATAACCTACAATCTGACTTTGCCAACTGTTCCATACTGTATTCCACTCGCCCCACTCAACACCAAGCGATTCGGTTGTTGTTGTGTTCTGTGTTGGTAGATCACCGCCCACTGTGATATGTTCATCTGGTGCATATTCTGTGTCAACCCAAACGTCTGTATCTGGCTTCAAGAATACTTCACCCAAGAAGCGATAGCTTGTCAACTCAACATTTCGGAATGATGTAACTCTATTTTGCTCAATGAATGGAACTTCGGTATAATTCATTGTCAAAAGATCACCAGTCTTACGAATATTTGTATTTGATGATGGCGTAAAGTCATAACCAATAGAGTTCATTGTATAGTATGGTCTGATTGTCTTTTCAGTCGGATCTACAACGATACGATAGTTTGGATTTCTTGTATCACCCAAAGCATGACTGCTGAATGTATCTACGAAGATACCATTCTTGAAACGCTCTAAACCATTTTCATCTAGAATCTTTAGTTCAGCGGCTTGCTTTTCAAGAAGACTCAAGCTTGCGTAATATTCCACATTTTCAATTCTTTGCTTTAGAACACCAATATCTCTCATGGTAAAGCGAATGTTAGAGAGTTTCTTTACAACACATGCTTGATCTGTTCTACCAATCTTTTTGCCATAGTTTGGAGCAAGAGAAGGATATGGTGGAATAAAGATAGACGCAAGAGACATAGAGTTTTCTGGTGTTGTAGGTGTAACAGGAAATACTGAAGGAGTACCCTTTATGTTTGTTACAAATCCACTCTTGTCCATCACAATCAAATCTCTTCTTGGAAGATAATAAGAGAAATCATATGTGAACTGAGTGGCTGGTGCGAACAATCTCATACCATTTGTTTCGAAGTTATAACCATCAGAGACAGCAGGATTCACACTTGCACCCGCAACTGACACAGCTCCAGTGTTTGCTGTAGCAGACTTTATAGGTCTGATATCGATATGATTACGGAGATCATAGATCAACTTACTTCTTGGTGAAGTGAAGATTGGAATATTTTCTGTTCTTATTGTTGTATTTGATGTTATGCTATCATTTATAGGATAAGAGTCGATTGTGAAATAACCTCTACCTGATGAGTATACAGGATTGAAATAATCCAACTCAACAAGAAGTCTATCGGTAGATGAAAGAACAGTTATCGGTGTTATTGTTGCGTGATCATAGAACGAATCTTTTTGACCATTATCAAACACAAACTGTGCTTTTACATCTGTACCATCTGTTGTGCTTGTAGGATAGTCATTAGACTTTTTACGAATACTGCGAATCTGATAAACGTCTGGAATACCAAGCGAATATGGACCAGTAGTACCGGCAACAGAGTTTGCACAGTTGATCTTTACAAAGATAGAAGGAACAAGTGTCTTTTGAATTTCCTGTGCAGGTGCACCTGTTCTTACAGCTTGAGTTGTGATTGTTGCGCTGATATCGCTAGGGAATGTTTCTTTCAGATCAATTGTCAGTGCAGTAGGTGTTGTAGACACTGATCTTTCTGCGCCTGCTGTTAGACCTTTTCCTGTCAGATCAATAAAGTCGCCTTTCTTGTAAACTTTAGTGATTGTATTACCTGTTAGATTTTCAGGTAATGTCTGTACAGTTGTTAATGATGAATCGCTGATGATTGACGAGATAGTAAAGAACTCTGTGTTTCCTGAAAGTACAATCTTGTCACCAACATTGAATCTTGTAAACTGAGTTCCAGTACCTGTTAGATAGACATTAAATCCACTGCCTGTATTTGAGTTTGCAGTGCCAGCTACAGAATCACTTACAGTAATGTCTTCATTGAATGTCAAGAAGATTTCACGCTTATCAGAATCACCTAATGTTGTTGTTCCATATGGGAACACTTCATTGTCTGGTGAACCAGATGTTGCCAGTGTATATGACAGTACACCAGTTGCGCCTGTGATAGAAACGTCCTGAGAACGCAAGAAGTTAAACTGGAATGATGGTTGACCTGATGAATCTCTTACTGTCTTTGTTGCAAGAGAACCAACAGGATAAAGCAATGTGGCTTGTGATACATCATTTAGAACTGCATTGTTTGCGTTTAAGACAATATCACCGACAACATTTGCTCTTGATGATCCGTTATTCAAGAAAATTGTTTTTGCTGAACTGAATGTATTTGATCCAAGCATACGAATGTCATGGAGATATAGTACCATACTAGCGTTTGCTGTACCTAGTGATCCAGTATTATATTCTACTGCTGTAATGTAAGCAGTACCAATTACATTTCCTGCAGGAGTATTGCTTGATGTTCTGTTTGTAATTGTTTTAGCTGCTGTATCATAAAGAGATATCTTAGATCCTTTGTCAGCAACAAGAGAACCAGAAAGTTCGTTAACAACAATATAGCTACCCATTGTAGCTGTACCAATCTGACTTGTTGCATTCTGATAGAAGTTGGCTTTATCTATATTGATATAGTCTGTTACAAGCTTTTCAATCTCATATCCTTTAACATATGCCAATCCTGGTTCAACACCTACAGAAAGCAACTGACTGTTACCTGTATTTGACAAACCATCATTTGTTCCTGTATCAAGATTTTCACGAACACGAACTGTCAAACCACGAACATAATAGTCACCGGATTCGTCGTATGTTCTCTTGGCCATTTCATCTTGAAGAATATTGTAAATAGGTCTTTCGTACTTTTCAGTAACAACGCCGTTTTGAATAGTGAACAGTTCAACAAAGTTTGGACCTGTTGTAGTATCGTCTATTGAACGAACTTCAAGAGTTGGAACAAGCTTTAGTCTGTCAGCACCAGGTGCAGAATAGTTAGATGCCTCAAGTGCAGGATCAAGAAGAGATGCGTCTTGTGTGCTTGATATAATTTGTTCATCAATATTGAATCCTACACGGCAATTTGCATCTGATGAATATCTGCTAATAATTATTGACTGAGTTGGGAAATAGATAAAGTGCTGCTTTGCAAATATGACACCTTCACGAATTAGAAATCTTGCCGCTTTACCTGTTGCTGAGGAAGAGAGAGCAACAGGATTTACGCCAGAATTTGATGTAAGAACTTCATTTGTTTGAAATACTTTTATATCTGTATTGACAGTTGAACCAGTTTGATAGCGAATATAAAGAGTTTTTGTATTTGAGGAAGTATCTGTACCATTAAGAACATTGACAACATATGCTTTGATGTTGTTTGTTGCACCAGTTAGAGTTGTATTCAGAAGATCATTTACAGTTACTGCATTATTGGAATTATCATTGTCTTTGATCTTTACATAGTCTAGATCAGTTTCAATTGAGAATTCACCAGGAAGAACGATAGAGCCATCTTTAAATATATGCTTACCAAATCTTTCAATCTGCTTCTGAATGATTGTCTGCATCTGTGTAAGTTCGCGGGCTTGCACAGCGTAGCCCGGCTTGTAGAGAATACGATAAAACTGCTTTGATTCATCATAATTATCATAGTATGGTGAAACATTGAAATCGGTAGTTAGCACTGTTCCATTGGCTGTATTTGCCATTTTTTATTCTTCCTCTTAAAATTCAAAAACGATTTTGTAGTCTTCTGTCTGATCAACTGCTCTAACAATTGGCTGTACATAATCAATATATAGCAGTTGCCCTGATTGACTTACCAATTCTTTATCTGTTACTGATTCTACAACTCTTGCTGTTGCAGAAGTATTTCCTGTGATAGTTGCTGATGTAGGTGTACCTGTTGTTTCGGACAGTTTCAGTTGGTTATTTCCGCTATCCCACTCAATTACTATACCTGTAAATGATGCAGTTGAGATTGAGCCGCCTTGATATACGATTTCGTCATGAATATAGTTATCAGAACCGCTGCTGACGGTAAGTGTCAGTAACTGAGAATATACAGATTTGGTTGCTGTATTACCTGTAGATTCTTCCACAGGGTCTTGAATTATAGCAATCTGTCTGAAATCGTTGACGCCTGCAAGTTTACCTTCTTCTAGACTTCTTACTCTAGGATTGAATATCAAATATGAGCCACCAAGTTCTCTCAAAGGATCAGATCCATGACCGCCAGGTGGACTAATCATAACTCTAGCTGCTGCGTTTGTTCCACCGCCGTCTGAAATAGTAACATCAGCAAAAGTATAACTTCTACCTTTATCAACCATAACAATACTTGATATTGTATTTGATGTTGAATTGATACGAGCGATAGCATTAGCACCAGAACCATCACCAGTTACCGTTACTATAAGATTGCTTGAATTTGTGTATCCAGTTCCAGCGTTTGTTATTTTTATTGCCTCAATAGAACCGTCTACAGCATCTTCTTGAACTCTCCACTGTAGAGTATTGTTATCAAGAGATAAAGTCTGAACAGGTATATAACTATCTGTCATAAAACGAATACGCTCTTCAGCAGTCAGTGTATACATGTATTTCCAAATGTATCCATCAGATTCTTCAACTGCTGTGTTTGTCAAAAGCTGTGTTGGCATGACAGTAGATAAACCACCACTATTATTACCAAGACACTTGTAAACATTCCAGTCTGTTGTCAGAACAAAGAATTTTACATTTGGTGTATACATCATGAGTGAACAAGTGCAGTGATCGTAAGCAGCGTATGATGTATTTGCAGTCCAATCGTTTCTAGGTATAGCATGACGAACGTCATTACCACTGATCTGTTTTGCTCCAAGCATTCTGTACCAAACATCATTGAATACAGTTACCGAAGAATTTGCCTGAGGTGGTGCAGCATCATTAGACCAAGGAGTAGACCTTCCAAAAGTCAAATAGATGTTCGTTGGATTTGGATCTAGTAACGATTGCCTAAACTGTTGTGCATTATAAACACGCAAATTTTCAGAAAAAACAGATACCATTTTTGTTCCTTAGTTATTCTTTATATTTATATGCTAGAAAAGAGCAAATTGCCTGTTACATTGTTTACAGTGTTAGATACTGTGCTTTGAAGCGTAACAATCAGATTGGCATTGGCACCGCCTGTACCAAGCGCAAAAACACTCTCTCCTGTAATATACAGAGAACCATTGCTGGTTATAACAATGTTTTCTATACCACCATTGACTGAATTTGCTGTATAAGATGCATTGGCGCCTCTGCCTGATCCACCAGCAAAGTAGATATATCCATTTGAATATCCTGTTCCTGTATTTGCAATGGTTATGCTTGCTACATTTGCTCTTGTCAATGATACCTGGAACATCGTATTGCTGATAGGTGTTACACTGTAAACTGTATTGACAAGATTTCCTGTATCGCCTGACAAGAATTCAATAAACACATTGGTAAGATTTGCTATATTAAGAGTGCTTGCGTCTTGAATGGAAACATTGACGAAAGTTGTCAATGAATTACCATTAGCCTCATATGTTCCTGAATATGTCAAGGTAGAACTATAATCTTCTGCTGCTCTTGTTACACTGACATTTAGATTTGCACCATCATCAATGTATAGATACTCACCAAATAGCTTTAGACCAGCAGGATGAATAAGATCCTTTAGTGCTTTTCTGTACTTTTCAATTGATTGCTTTGCTTTTACAACATAAGAGAATTCTTGATAGTAATCTCTATCTTCCAAGAAGTTATAACCAGACAAATGCCCGTCATCATTCAGATATCTACCAGGATAGGTAAATGTGCCTGTGATGATTGTCGCAACAGCTTGTGCTGTTCCGTCACCTATTGAACTTAGATTAAGCGTTGGTGCAGTATCATAACCAGAACCTCTGTTCAGAATAGTTAGATCTGAAATAGCACCAATACTGCTTGTGCCAGCAGGTATATTTTCACCGTCTCCAAGAATTGCGGTGACTGTAATGATTGCACCATTACCTGTTCCTGATATCACATTTGCTGTTGGCAGCTTATCTTGGCTATATCCCATACCACCTATAGGATATCCTTCTATAGTACTAGATATGAATGTAACCTCAGTTATTTTACCATTTGCTGCAACATTGAATACATTTGCTCTTGCGCCTGAACCGTAACCTCCAAGAACATTGATAAATTCTATTTCATCATCAACTTGATAGTTTAGACCACCGTCATCAATACGCATTCTACCTAGAATACCTAGATTGAGTACTCTTGTATTGGCTACAGCAGAAACATTTGGTGTTGTACTATAGTTCTCACCGGCATTTATCAATAGAACGGACTGAATAGGTCCTGTATTTGCAAAGATAAATGATAATATTGTATTTGCTATTGTTGTATTTGCATTTGATCCAGAAGTTACATTACCACTAAATGTAAAATAGTCAGCAACGTTTATCGCTACATTTGCAAGAGATCCTATTGTTGTGTATGAAATGTTATATGAATTAGGATGAACTGTGCCACTTGTATCTACTGTTAGTACATTTGCTCTAGCATTGGTACCGCCGCCGCCAGAAATAAGAATTGAGTTGTTTACTCTAAATCCGGCGCCGCCGTTTAACACAGATATACCAGAAATATTACCAGAACTCACAGATGAAACAATGATCGATCCACCTGTACCTCCGCCACCTTCAATCTGAACAACATCACCTACAAAATAACCAGTACCTGAATTTGTCACTGTTACAGTGTTCAGCAAACCTGAGAACAGATTTGCCGTGATAGAGTGTGTACTTCCATCCTCTTTTGTAAAAGTGGCAAATAGAATTTCACCATCAGAAAAACTTTTTGTCTGCTGAGAAATTTTAAGTTCTTTTACAAGAGTGCTTCCTTCATAATACACATCAACTCGTTCTACAATTGCTGTAGCGAGAGAAGTGTTACCCTTGATTTGTCTCTTGGCAAAATCTTGGACTGCTGCAATGTCATTGTTTGCTACACCATCAACAGATATGTCTGTAACTTTCAATGATTTTTCAATAAACCATTTACCGTCAGAAGCACGAAGAATGTCGCGTTTTGGATAGTAAAACTCAGTATCTTCTTCACCAAACATAATTCGAAGAAGGAATTCAATTGATTTTTCGGTTCCTCTTGATGCGTAAAATTCTTTAGCGTGTTTGAGAATTAGATTTTTATCTGCAATGATGTTTCTTGGTATAAGTTTTAGATATGTATCATAAAACTTTTCCGCAAACAAATCTATTGATTGGTCAATATCAAGATTGTTGGGTAAAGACTTGGCCATATCAACAGTATTACCAATACCTGTTATGGTATTAGACTGTTCCAGATATTCATAGTATGCTTCAATGAATCTGATAAAGTTCTGATGATCGTTCCTAACAAAAAACGGTACCTGAGTAGAAATCAGATTTGATATTTTAGAGTTAGATGACATTACTGTTATTTTTCCGAATCTACATCAATTTGAATAGATAAAGGATCGTTCTCGTCTATTTCTAAAATACGATTACGCAAGGGAGTAATCACTTCACTATCGATAGGCAAGTTAAATACCAGTTCATTTGTATCATAGAAACTGTTTGTTACAGTACCTGTTGTAGCAAGGGATCTTAGAACAATTTCACCAGTTTGATAGTTAATTGTTCCAGCATTATTGTTTACGATAACTTTTTCACCGTTTGTTCGGAAATAGTATGTTCTCAAAGAACCAATGGTTGTTTCCAGTCGCGCGACTGCTGTTGCTTGTGAACCGCCACCGCCTGTAATAGAAACAGTCGCTCTTGTATAGTTAGAACCCTTATTGGTTATTGTGATTTCTTGTATTCTACCGCCTCCAAACTTTACTGTAGCAGTCGCACCAGCACCGTCACCAGTTATTGTGACAGTTGGTGCAGAAGTATAATTGATGCCTGGGTTCACAATTACAATAGACTCAATGCCTGTAAATGCTTCTGGCACTTCTTCAAAAAATACTTGTCTCAAAACATTATTCGAATCGCGAACATTGATTTCAGGAAAAGTAGATATTCTGTTATTGAAGTCGCCTTTTTTGATAGGAAAGTTTGTATTGATAGTGTAGTTTTTCGTAATAGATGTATCGAGTGACAGTCTTTTCTGCAAGAAGATTTTCAAATTAGAACCAGTAATAGACCTTTCTGAATTTTCAATGGTTGTCTGAAGCTTTGATTTTCTAAAAGTTGAATCGAATGTTAATAGATCAGTATCACGATAATCTGAAATAGCAGCACGAACATTCTGTTTAATTTGTTCCGCTGTCAATGATGTAAGATTTGGATCATAGAATACAGTACCGCGAATAAGCAAGTATGTAAAATCTGGATCAATTATTTCAGGTATGACAGTAAGAATATTGCGAGAAACAATCAATCTTTCTTTTATTTGCTCTTTTTCCTGCTCTGTCAGAAAGTAATTCTCTTTGGTTTTTAGTGAGATAAACACTTTACCATAGATTGGCGGATCATTGTCTTGCCCACCCCACACGGTAACAGACTGAATATTTGGATAGTCTTTGAGAATTAGTGTTTCATAGTCGTTTCTTGTTACAGCACGATTTTGTGTGGTATAGTAATATGGCGCTCTAAATCTTATCTGCTCAACAGTTTCTTTCTCAGAACCTGCAAATGTAGGTGATATTGAGAATACTCTAACATTGCTGCTATATTTATCACCAACACTGTCTGTAAAGGAAAAATTATTGATTGAGTTTGCAGCTCCACCAACAGTGTCAATGTATGTTATATTGATTACAGAACCATTTTTTGGTTTCTTACCGATAATTCCATCACCAAAATAGATAACATAGTTTGATATTCCATCTTCTTCAACAAAATATGCTGCGGTATTGCTAGTTATTTCAGTGATATCATTGTAACTTGAATATGGTATAGTGTATGTGTTTGTTCTTGATTCTTGCACTGTAACTGTAAGATTGTTTATGTCAACATTAGCTGACGGTATAAGAAATCTGCGGCTGGTATTCTGTTCTGTCATCTCAAACTGACGAGTAATGACTTCACCTTGCACAATGTTTACATTTGAGAAATAGAAAGAACCATTGACTTTTGGCACTGTATTGGCATTCAAAGTTACAAATGGATAATTGATACCATCTATATCAGCACCTAAGAGTCGTGTATACTTGTCAAGTGTTAGAATTTGTGATGTTGTGTCTTCTGATTCAGGAGCAGGTGTAACTAAAATGTTAACTTTTGTACCTGCTCCACGCTTGCTGCCTGGAACATAGTTTATGAGTTTTGCAAGAGAAATTACAGACTGTCTAAGTTGAGCGGTATCAAGAAATGCTTCATTACCTACCATGTTTAGATAATAGCCCATGTAGTGGGTATTGTAAGCAAGAATATCAAGCAGTACAGACATACCAGAGCCTTCAAAATCAAAGTCTTGAAACTCGCTTTGACTTCTCAGATAGTTTTTTAGATTTTCTTTGATTGTAGCAAAATCAAGTTCTGCTATTCTAAGTGAAGTTGTCGGTGTATTGCTCATCTAATACGCTCTAAAAACAGGTTGACTATTACTGGTTCATTTCTGTTGACAATTACAAAGTATAGCTTAACATTGAAACCATTATTGTCTGGATCAAAGTTTACTTCCAATTGCTGAATGTTTATTCTTGGTTCAAAATTTACAAGTGTTTCTCTTATAGCATTGTTCAAGAAATTAGCTGTAATTGGTGTGACATTATCAAAGAGAAGCTTTAGTGCATTTGAACCTATGCCTGGTCTAAAAGGTCTATCATAGAAGTTTGTCAATAGAAGATTGCGAACAGATCGTTTGATTGCTTCTACACCTGTCTTTTTCATCACATCTTTTGTTGTAGGATGTGGCAAAAAATCCAGATCAAGGTCTGAATAATCGGGTTTTCTTGAGATAATGTCTACCATATGTTTATTTATGATTCTCTATTTGGATTAGTTGGTTTAGGTAGTATAGCAATAGCTTTTCTTGCACCTGTTGCTTGTTTTGCTAAACCTTCATTCATACGAATTTTAGGACCACCGTCTATGCCAACAGTAGCACTACTTTTCAATGTAAGATCAGATGCTGTTGACAATGCTAGAAGGTCAGCAGATTTTATAGCCATTTCACCATTTCTCGATTCAATTGCCATAGCATCTTCTGAACGCATATCTAAACTTGTACCAGCCTCAATCATGGTTTTACCACCCTTTGAGTTGATTGCAACATCTTTAGATGCACCGATTGCTACACTCTGTTGCGTTGATGTAAGAGATAATCCACCATCACCTGCGATAGATGTAATACCGTGTGATGAAATTTCAGCGGAACCTTCCATCTTCATTGTCAGACTCTTTGCTGAAAGATCCATGTCTCCGCGAACTTCAGCATTAAAATTCTTTGCTGTAAGATTCATATCACCATTTACAGTGGTATTGTGATTACCCATTACAGTCATATTATAGTCGCCTTCCACTCTGAGAGAACCTCCACCTTGAACAGTCACATCCTGTGCGCCTGTAACGAGCATACGGTTTTCTCCAAAAACAACGGTATACTGCCCGTTGTGTGCTGTGATAGAAAAGTGTCCATCTGTGCCAAACTGTAATCTTGTGCCTGACCGATGAAACAATGTCATTGACTCAGCACCCTCACTATCGTCTACAGACCAACCAGAACCTCCTCTTGACTTGAATACTGTTTGATTTGGATATGTTCCAGCTCCTTCAACTGCTCTTTGATCGGGTGGTGTATCCCATTTATCGACTGTTTTTTTCTGATCTTTCTTGTAGTCTGACGGTGGCATGATATATCCTCATTACATAAATTATATTAGTGTATTTTTAGGTTAGAGCATCAAAAATGTTTAAGCCTGTCATAGCAGCACCAACAATTTTGTTCAAATTTGTTCTTTCTTTTGTTCCAGGTGCTATGGCTTTTTGCGCTTGTTCAACAGCTTTTTTATATTCTTCTGGCTTAAGACGATTGAACATCTCATTCATCACAGCGGCTGAACCACCAAACATATTTGCATTAGGAAATACACCTGGGAACCCTCCTGATGTATTTGTCATGAGCGAACTAAAAGCTTCAATCAGCTTTTGTGCTGGTTCTGGTACCAGACTTGTCAAGTTTCCTAGAGCGTCTAGCTGCATTGGTATATCGCCAAACGGACCGCCTGACATGACTAAATCTACAGGCGGCAAACTTTCAAGACCGTACAAAGATGTGTCGTATTGTAGGCGCTGAAAAACACTTACCATTCCATATATATCACGAACATTTGATAGAACATCCACTGCGTTCTTAAAGAAAACATCTGGATTGATCTTTGCTGCTGTATTGAAACCGCCAGCTTCGTTTATCTCAACAGATTGTAGAAGTTTAGACATTGAGTTCATGGCCAAACCAATTTCTGGTGGCAGTTCTTTGAACAGCGCGTCTTTTAATGCTGAGGGCATGTTATCAAACAAAGAACCAATCGTCATATTCAATCCAGGCAGTTTACCTAGCATATCACCTGTCAAAACACTTGTAAAAGCTTGTACAGCAGTTGATATGTTCTTTTCTTGAGGCAAAAACATTCCTGACATGGACCAGAGAGTCGCAGTAGATGGTATACCTTTTGCGAGTTCATGCTTCCAGTATTCGCCTTTTTCTTTTGGTGGCTTTGAACCAGCTGGACCAGAACCTGCATTTGGTGGAATACGAATTTTAGCAATGTCTGATATAGCTTTTGCTATAGCTGGCCATAAAGCTGCACTATTGCCTGGTACAGTCGAGTCTCTGTTGATATCATTTGGTATGCAACCTAAAACATGAAGATGTCCTGTGCTGCTATGACCAGCCATCTTCATACACATTACAGCAGAACCATGCTCAGGTGGTGGATTGGCAGTTGTCATTCCGTTTTGATTGCCCTGTGCAAGTGTTCTCGCAAAAGGAAGATGTTTGATATCTACATTTGGACCATATTCAGTTGGACAATAAACGCGAACACCGCCAGACATTGTAGGATCAGGATCACTGTCGTTACCGCCCACTACAATACCATAAACAATCTTATTTTCGTTTGGATAAGCAACCATTATTGAATACCTCCACCTACGCTCTGTGATACACAGTCCATTGTTGTAATACCATAACCACCAGTCTTGAGTGTATGCGTCATACTATGTATGAGATACAATCCACGCCCATAGTTATCAAATCTACCGGTGCCTTTATTGACTGGATAAAAACCAATCATCTTGCCTGCGTGTAAGTCAGGATTCCATGGTACTGTCAGTCTCAATGCAATCTTGTCTGATTCCAACAGACTCATTCGTGCTTGTCTTGTCAGCAAATGATGCTCAACATCTGTATTACATGAGTCTTGTTCACCAGCAGAATTAATATTACTGAAAGCAGCCATATATTGGCCACCACCTATACCACAGTCTTTTGCTTTATTACCTAGAAGACTTTGCATTTTTAGCATCGTATTGACAACTACCAAAGAAGATATTTCTTTTTTATCAAGATCAATACCATTGAGAATGTCAGACAGATAGTCAAAATCGCACGGAAATGAATGTGTAATAATAGACTCAGGATGGCCATAACCAGCATTAATACCTGTTTCTTGAAAGAAGAAATTAGCCACGACATTATTACCAGCAGTCAAACTGTTCAGTGAGCGAAAATGGTGAATGTTGTTTGGGTCAACAGAACCCGATTCATAGCTGTTTCTGTATGTCATATAGTGGACAAACGACGGATCGTTACTTGCAGCAAGAGCAACATCAGCTTGTTGACTTACTACCTGAAACGGATGAATATTTTCTGCAATATAGTCTCTTGCAGGAGTAGATGATTCGAGATCCAAGTATTTTGCACCTGTGCAAGACTGTAATACCTCAGCAACAATAGCTGTTGGCGATACACATTTCCATGATTTTGATACCAGATTTCTTGCATCATTCAATAGACTATCATCGCATCCATGAAGAGTAAACTGCTCAACATTATTATTGATAAACTTTCTATCACTGAGTCTGTATATACGACACCCTGTCTTCAAGCCTTCAGTATAGCCAAAGTAAGGCAATACAGGTTTAGTCACTGTAATTGCCACCTCTGCTGATTTGAAATTATCAAGAACTTTTATGGTTGGATTATGCATAAAGCTATGTAATGTGATACTAGTCTGTAATCCCGGCGTCAATAAACTTTCAGTCATGGTAATTTCTTTGGCGCTCAAATCAGCAAACAAAGCATCATTTGTACCACTGATAAAATTGACTTCAAATGAAGTCATCGCATCACGAATGTTTATTTCAGTATTATTTCCTACTTCTCTTGGTGTCGGCATAATTATCAGGGTCTTCTAAAATAATTTGGTGGTGTATTTACAAGCAATTCGAGTTCGTTGATAATCTGCTGATAGTATCTTGGATGAATAATCTTGATAAGTCTTCTGTTTTCGTTCAATTGCTGTTCATAGTCATAATAGGTAATTCGATTGCGTGATATTGTCTCAAATACTGTTTTACCTGCAACTACATATGTTGAAAAGTCAGTCGTATCTGTCAGTGTATTGTACGCATCCATAGGCACAGATGGTGAATCAATTCTAAGAATCGTGCTATTTGCGTTTGATGTCAGTCCAGTAAGAGACTGAAATGGACTTACTTGACCAAAACTGTTTGCTATGAATATCTGGCCGTTTGCATTGTTCCATGAAATTACATCACCGAAAAAGGTATTAGATTCATTTGACACTCCAGCATAGACAATCTCTCCAGGTACATAGTCTGTTGAATAATTCGTCAGCGTCAAAACACCATCAGTCAATATTTCTTCATTGACTTCAAATGTTGTTACTGAAGTCTTCTGAGCAAAAGGATTTTCTCTGGTAATTACTTTTTCGTAATGATGATAATTTGTCTTTGCAAACTCAATTGATCCGTATTTCTTTTCAATATACTTGTCAAATACACGATTGCTCATCGGCCAATCATACTGTGGATCGTATATATCGTTTGCATATAGTATTATCCAGTGTGCATCTGATCTTCCATATACTTTGTCAGCAAGATCATCTGGTGTTTCTTCGTCTTTTATGATGTACTTATAGTAAGTGTCCAAATTGCCATTCATAATTTCTTTGATGACACGAACACGGAATAACAGATTTCTTGCTGAATCATACTCACTCAGCAGTTTCTTGTCAACTGTATAGCGAATTAGTGGAAATTTGTCTAAAAAGCTGGCCATTAGAATCCTTGTGCAACTCTCTTCTTGTGGAGCATCTCTACTTCTTGGAAATTCATACTCATACGAACAACGACTGGCGCACCTGTGCTAAATGTGCTGTATTTGCCTTCTGCTGGTGCATAGTCTACTTCAAATCTCTTCAGAACGCATGTATTGATGCGTGGCAGGTATTCATTTTCTTTGCCTGCACGATAGAATGTAATGTCAAATTCCGCTGGAGGAATAAGAAAGAAACCTGCACCAGTCAACTCTGGTGCTGAATACAGTCTCATTGTTCTGATGATTTCACGCACAGTTTCGCTCTCTTTTTCATTTCTTGGTGCAAGTAAAACTTCAAACATCCATTCTCTCATAGGTCTTGTCGCAAAGAGAACCTCAACCTGCGGATTGATAGGATAACCAGCCAGTTTAGCGCCAGTAGTGACTGCGCTACCTATACCATCAACAACTTTTGTTAGCGCACCATTAGTTCCTAACGCGCTATCTATTACACCTGCTACACCAGAAATAAAAGAACCTGCCATTGCAGTCATAGATACCTCTTCATATTTATTGTCTTCCGTGTAAACAAGACCGCCGTTAGGCATATGGAGAGCAATAGACTCAGCTATTCTTTTTGTTCCTCTGTAAAGAGCTGTCTTATCACCTGATAAAAGATCACCTAAGAATCCACCGAGTGACGGATCATTACCAAATCTCAACAAATCAACTTTTGAAAAGTCGCCAGTTTCTGTACCTGTAGTAAGAGCCTCAACAATTGCAGTTGAACCTAATGGACCGCCAGACAAACCGCTATATGGAATATTAATATTGATAATCATATAATGATCGTTATCTTCTTCGCCTAAATCACTTGGAAAAACTCTGTAATTGAAGTCATATCTCGTTTGTTCAAGATCACCACTAGCATCAGTAAGACCACGAAAAATATCTTCTTCAAAGTATCTTGCTAATGCAGCACCTCCTAAAACTAGAGGAAAAATCGGTAAAGCCATTTTTAGTTCCTGTAATTGTTTTCTATATATTTATATGGCATACAAAGGCAAATTCTCACCCAAAAACTACCAAAAATACAAAGGTGATCCCACGAACATCATTTATCGTTCGTTGTGGGAACTCAGAGTTATGAAATATTTAGATGATAATACCGCTGTTTTAGAATGGAGCAGTGAAGAAATTGCTATACCTTACATATGCCCAACAGATAATAAGCGTCACAGATATTTTCCAGACTTTCTTGTCAAAGCAAGAATGAAAGATGGAAGTATTCAAACCATGCTATGGGAAGTCAAACCTAAGAAAGAGACAAGGGAACCTAAGAAGAAAAAGCGTATAACTAAGCAGTATATCACTGAGGTAATGACTTGGGGTAGGAATCAAGCTAAGTGGAAGTCAGCCACTGAATACTGTCTTGATAGAGGTTGGTCGTTTCGTCTAATCACTGAAGATGAATTAGGTATATAACAGTAGTGCTTATCATCGCTGGCATAGCCATAATACAGCTATGTCAAGCACTTGTCAAGTAAATTCGCATAAATAATCATATGGCTATAAAAAGATACACACCAAAAGAACTATTTGACTGGATGACAGAAAAAGCACGATCTGCTTCTTCCATGCGTAATCGTATGATGCAGATGGAAGGGCAACAGCGTGGTACCACGACTATTGGGCGTATGTTCTTTTTCAAGTATGATCCCAAGACGAAAGACAAGCTTCCTGTCTATGATGTTTATCCGATGGTATTTCCTATAGAACAATACAATGACGGTTTTCTCGGTCTTAATATTCACTATCTTGATCCTGATCAAAGAATGAATTTGCTGAACAGATTGCAAGAGTATGCTACCGCAAGAAACTATACTGCTAGAACCAGATTGCAAATATCATATGATTTGTTGAGTTCTACCAGAAACGTCAAGTCTATCATAGGACCTACAGTAAAACGATACTTGTATGGGCATGTTCGTTCCAAATTTATTGAAATACCAGCTACAGAATGGGACAAAGCTTCCCAACTATCACTAGAACTATTCATTAGAAAGACATAAGAAAATGGATTTATCCAATAAATTAACCAATCTGGGTATGCCTGCTGCATTATCTAATATGGGTGATTACGGCGGTCTGGCCAAGTCTGCTAGATTTGCTGTTTTTATCAATATTCCGATTGGGCTATTAGACAATTGGGCTACGATGGGAAGTGAACTTGTATATCTATGCGAAGCTGCTGAAATGCCTGGTCGTGCTTTTATGTCTGTAGACGCAAGATACTATGGTCCAAGTCATAAGTTGCCATATCAGACACAATATGAAGACACTACAATGACTTTTTTGTGTCGTTCCGAATCGCGCGAGAGAAAATTCTTTGATGATTGGATGGAATATATCAATCCGACAAACAGCTTTGATTTCAAGTTCAGAGATGAATATGCAACTGACATTCAGATAAGACAGATAACAGAGTATGAAGGAGAATATGATACTGATCCTAATCAAGGTCTTCCTCAAACCGGTGGTACCGGTAATGCAAAAGAAACATATCGTATTACACTGAGAAAAGCATATCCAGTCAATGTCAATCCGCAGCCAATGACATGGGCTGACGATCAGTATCAGAGACTTGCAGTGACATTCACATACTTCAAGTGGCTGAGAGTTGGTCGTGATAAAGAACCAGCAGCATCAGGCAATACTTTTGTTGACGGCAAGCAAAATATTGTCAGCACTGCTCAAGGCGGTAAGAGAACACCTATCAGTTTTATTAGATAATTATCAGAGGATATTTTATGATACCTACAATTGATGTACCAACATATGATTTGAAACTACCCTCAAACGGAAAAGAAGTTAAAGTCAGACCGTTTCTGGTAAAAGAAGAGAAGCTGCTATTGATGGCTGTCAGTACAGATGATGCACAGGAAATAATCAAAACGACAAAGCAAGTCATCAATAATTGCTTGATTTCCAAAGATGTGAACATTGATACTCTGCCATTCTTTGATGTGGATTATCTGTTCATCGCTCTCAGAGCAAAATCTGTCGGAGAAAAGATCAGCGTTGGATATGTGTGTCTGACTAAGACTGACGGAATTGAATGTGGTGGCAAGTTCAAGGTAGACTTAGACATTTCCAATATTGCTGTTGTCAAAGACGATAGCATAGAAATGGATATAGCGTTCAATGATGATCTGATTTTCCGAATGAAATATCCGTCATACTCTGTCATCAAGTCTATAACCGAGAAAGACACAAGCATAGAAAAGACAATCAAGATCGTAGCTGCATGTATTGAGCGTGTCTTTACAAAAGGGCAGTATTATACCAGCAAAGATATGACACCAGATGAGATGGCAAGTCTTGTTGAAAGTCTGACAAACGAACAGTTTATGAAGCTTGAAGAGTTCACAAAGAACTTTCCATACTTTGAAGTTATCGGTAGTGGCAATTGCACAAAATGTGGCAAGACACATTCAGTGAGGTATAATGATTTCGTAAGTTTTTTTCAGTAATGTTCAGCTATGATGACATCCGAAACTTCTATAAGACTATGTTCTCTATGGTTCAGTTTCACAAATACTCACTAGCTGAACTTGAAAATATGATGCCTTGGGAAAAGTTCATATACATTGACTTGTTGTCTGAACATTTGAAGAGAAAAGAAGAAGAAAGACGCGACCAAGAAGCAGCAAACAAAGCAAGAGTTATTAAGAGAAGATAGAAATGGCAGTAAATCCTTTAGCTAGAACTGGCGAACAAAACACACTCAAAATGTCTGATTTGCTCCGTATACCTGTGAGAGACAGAGTTACCGCAGCAAAGACAGATAGCAGTTTCATTCAGATGATCCTGAACTCATTGACGCCTATTGAAGTCGCAAAGGCTTTTCCTAGCTATTACAGAGACGCAATACCAGATGTTTCCAACTTTGTGACAAAGAACATTGAAGCGAAACTGGCTGGCGGTGGTATGTCATGGAATCAAACACGAGGTGGATATCAAGGCACCGCTAGACCAGGATATACAGGTGAAGCTGAAACATCTTCTACAGCACGACCTGCCGGTACTCCTCAACCCACATTAGAAGAGATGAAAAAGAATTTGCTAAAAAGAGGTATTGATGTTGATAACATATATTCTTCTATTGGCACAGGTATATTGGCTAATGATAAAAGAGTCAAATATCTTCAGAAGCTTTCTGACGATGAATTGAAAAATGCAGGACTACAAAGAACCGAAACAGAAGAAGGTAAGACTCTGATTAAAAGAATGGAATCAAAATATGATACCATGAGTGATGAAGACTTGAAAAAATTAGCCAGAACTTCAGGTCCTGTAGACAGACTGGTACCTAATAAAAAAGGATTTGTTAATCAAGATCAATTATACGCTGCTTTAGTGCAAAGATTTTCAAATTCAACGTTGAATGGTTTTGTGCCATCAGATGGTGAAGCATTTGGTGTTAAAACAGGTAGTCCTCAAGAATGGGCTAGACTCGCTCTTGCACTAGGTAAACAAGAATCATCTCTGCATGTTAAACCAGGAAATGGTTACAGAGGTGGTATGTATCAGTTTAGAGAGGATGATCTTAAACGTTATGGAGTTTCTGGAAATGTTTATGATCCTAATGTGCAAATTGAAGCAATGGCTAAACAATGGGAAAAATTTATTCCTAAATCTGGAGCGATTGCAGGTAGAGGAAACGGAGCTGGCACATATGGTGGATATAGGGGCGGCGCCGCGTACTTTGAACCTTTAAGACATCCAGAGCAACTAGCTAAACACTGGGAAAGTGTAGATAAGACTCATCAAGCTTATCAGCCACCAACTACAGGAACAACAGATGAAAGTCCTGAAGAAATTCGTAGAAGACTGAAAGCGCAAGAACAACAGCAGTTCGCTAATGCTCTTGTCAAAGAAACATATGAATTAGAATCGCCAACATCGTCAAGTGGCACAAAAGTTTCATATGAAGATTCCTCTGAGCAGTTTAAGATAACAGGAAATATGAAAGGAGTAGATCCTAGACTTGCTGAAATTGCTAAAATTGCTGCTGAAGAATTTCCTTTGAGAGTGAGATTGTTTTCTGGTAAAAGAAATGATGGCGCACATGCAAAAGGATTAGCAGTTGATACTCAGTTATTTGATGAAGCTGGTGTGCCTATTGCATCATATCAAACTCCACAATCTGCTAACATATATGCTTTATGGGCAGAAAAAATGAGGGAAGTTCAACAAAGACTTTATCCTGAATTGGATGATGAGTTTGTATGGGGCGGCGCCTTTTCTGGTTTAGAATCAGGCAAATATGGTGCAGCAGATTGGATGGATTTTAGAATAGGTAAGCATAATGGTGTAACTCCTGAAAATATGCAATCATATCAGTTTGGCAAAGGATTTACTAATCCAAACTATGTCGCAGACGCAGAAAATGATTTTCTCGGTATAGGAAATAGACCTGTAACATTAGATGATTTGAAACTTTTAGAGGGTTTTAGATTATCAAAAGAACAGCAAGAAATTCAACGTCGAATTGCCGTTGCGGGAGGATTTAATTCAGGTCTTTTAAATCAACCTAATATAGGTGAAAGAAAACTTGAAGGTCCTCAAATAGTACAAGAAGAAACTGAACAAACAGCATCAAGCAGTATTAACTCTATGATTATTCCTAACACTCTTAATCCTAATTTGCCAGGCGGCGAAGAAGCTATGGCAGGTAAAGAAGAACTTGCTGGAGTCGTATTTCACAAAACATCATTAACTCTAGAAAAGTTACAAAAGGGTGAAGATCCTAGAGCGCCTACATTTGGTTATAATACAGCAATTGTTTCTACATATCAAGACGAATCCGGTAATAAAATAACTGAACAAGAATGGAAAAAATTACCAAAAAGTCAAAAAAGCCTTTACACAGAACAAGCTGAAGTTCATCAAATTAGACCTGAAAATGTTCGTCCAAATCAAATACGAAAAACTTCTGATCCGGATACACCAAGATCAAAGGAAATAGGCACAGAGTTGAACAATACAAATGCTCTTGGTATTGTTACGATAGGTTCTGATTCTGCTGCGAAACAAGATGCAACAAGAAAATATCTTGCTGAACTGATAGCTACGGGCAAAATGTCAGAAGATGCTTTGAACAGTGTTTACGGTCACGGTGAAATACAGAATGATGATGGTCGTCCTTTCATGGATCCTAAGAAAACACCAGAAGGTTCTGTGATGGCAAAAGCAGTCAGAGAAAATGTTGAAGAAATTAAACAGATAGCAGAAGAAATGAAAAAAGATGCATCTATTGCAACAGCGGCAATGGAAGAAGAAGCACCAGAAATGGCTCTCGGTGGTTTCATACCAGAAAAAGACAATCTGTCTGTTGTAAACGCACGAGGTGATACTTTAGCTAAAATCAACGAAGGTGAATTGAACGGTGGTATACGAGCAGATGGAACAGGCTTAAGAGTTGTATCTAACAAGACAAGAATAGCAGATGATATTGTTGAGAGAAATACTACACCTGCACCTACCGAACAACCTGAACCTCAGCAGCAAGAAAAACCTGTAGAACAAAAGAATCAGGTAATGAATGATGATCAGCAGTGGCGTGAGTCTTCAATGATAGACACTTCATATTCAGCTGGCACTCAAGTCAGAGCATTTCGTAGGTCTAAGTTTATGCCTGAAGGTTATCATTTCAACAGAGCAACACCAGGTTCATTAGCATAAAAAAAGGGAGAGCCGAAACTCTCCCTCTCGTATTTATTGATCAGCAAGGGACTTGAAATAGTCCAAGTCTTCATCGTCTGTATCAAACGGCGCAGTATCTTCAACAGACTTGCGGGGCTTTGATGCCTCAAACGAAGGCTTCTGAGTCACTGAATCGGTGATCTGATCATTGACAGCGGTAGCTGAACTACCAAGCACCTCATCAAGACGCTTCTTCAGGTCATCATAAGTCTTATAGTTCTTGGGATCCAGGAACTCCTTGAGAGTGTATTCAGACTTCCAAATCTTCTCAAGCTGTGCGTCATCGTCCAGAAGAGGCGAAGCATTGTCAAATGACGAAGTGTCATAGTTGACATAGCCAGCGACCATGCGTGAGCGAAGCTTGAAGTTAGCACCGTTCCAAAGATCGAACGGATTCATTGGAGTATCACCCTCATACTCAGGATTCATAGCTGCGGTAAGCTTATCAAAAATCTTCTTACCGAACTTGTAGAGGAACACCTTACCTTCGTTGGCAGGATTTGAAGGATCCTTCACGACATAGATGTTGGTAACATAGTGCAGTCTGCGCTTTTGTTCACGGGCCTGCTTGCGCTGCCAAGAGTTCTCGTCGGATGTAGCATTCCAAAGAGAAGAGTTGTATTCGCCTACAGGATCCTTCTGACCGATAGAAGTAAGTGAGTTCTCAATATACCACTTACCGGTCGGACCCTTGAAGCCGTGATCAAAGTAACGAACCCAAGGAAGTGCATCATCACCATCAACAGCAGGTGCAGGCAGAAAGCGAATGACAGCCATGCCATTGCCAGCCTTGTCACGATCCAGCTTCCAGAAGCGAGTATCTTCTTCGCGGTCGTTATTACCTTGCGGTGCGTTGATCTTTTCGATTTCCTTAGTAAGACGGGAAATATCGGTTGAGGACTTCTTGAGGGATGCAAAGTTTGTCATTGTATGTTCTCCATGTATAACAGTGTATGTTCGTTGTATAGTTTGTATATAATAGCAGGACAATCTCGTCTTGTCAAGTATATATAGTATCATTTATCTTGGTTTTCAAGATTTGTTTGAACTTTTTTTTGTCTAAATCTTGGAGCAAAAACGGAGCAAACTTCCGTGCTTTGAAGCTGAACTTGGACCATAGATAGTCGTCCTTGAGTTTAGCATCAAACTTTGGAATGAAGTCAATGAATATGTTCATGATCAGCAATGTTTCTAGAGACAGATCACCACGCATATACTCATTGAGGAACTTAGGATAACCATTGTCTTCTAATTTGAATAGAGACTTGATGTCATCATACTTTTCCAGTTCATTCTTAAATTCGTAGGACATGGACTGGACTTTTCGCAAATACTTTTGAGTAGATTCAAAAGCGCCATCATCCAACATATCTCCAATCCATGTCCTATCTGCTAGGAAAGATAGTGCAACGTGTGTCTTTACATCATTACACTTTCTGGCCAGCTTCTCAAACTGAAATCTATCCTTGCGAGACAGGAACGATTCCTTGCTTGCATTGACTTTACCATTATACTTGAAGTAATCATACTTGTCACTAGTAAAATGACTCTTCAATGCAAGATAGGTACAGTAAGTTTCATATCCTGTAAGCTTCATTTATCAAAACGGCAGTTTTGTGGTGTTTGACTTTGGTAAGAAGTTGAGTTCTTCAGCTTCAAGTTGAATTTTGGCCTTGAGTGAACCAGAGATAAGCTTTGCTGCTAGTTCAATCTCAAAACCTGTATCATTGCAATACTCAATAATGGAATCCATATATGATAGTTGCTTCTCTTTGGCCAGAGTTTCAATGGCCAAAGAAAACGTTGTCATCTCTTCTTTCGTAGGCATGATTACTTGCCTGCGTCAGGCGTATAATCAGAAGAAAGTTTGTGATTTGTCTTTATATTCACGAACATCTTTTCACCTTTTCTATCAATAAATAATGTAACTTCTTCCAGATCACCATTCAGCATAGCAAGTTCAGTAATCAGATCATTTGGATTTGATACTAACTTAACATTGGCTTTGTTCTTTGGTGTTGTGATACCAATAATAACATCACCTTGCTGTATTCCTGCCTTTGCTGCTGCTCCATCTGGCTCTAGTTCTCTTACTATAACAGATTGTCCGTCATCTGTCAAGTCTGCTGATACGTTTATAACTTTCCAATGAACTTTACCAAGAGCGTTAAAATCATTTAGAACCTTTTTGACAAGATTAGAAGGAACGCAAAATCCATATGATCCGCCTTCCAAAGCAAGCATCATTGTACTAACGCAAACAACTCTACCATTTACATCAAAGATGGGACCACCTGAGTTGCCCTGGAATAAGTTTGCATCTACTTGATCCATGAACTTTGGATTAGGTCCAGCACGACGATGCTTACCTGATATTATACCCTCAGATATTGTCCATGTCAAACCCCAAGGATGACCAATGACTATAACTCTATCACCAGGCTTTGTCATATTGCTATTGCCCAGTGATAGATTAACAGGGTTTTCGGTTGCTTCAAACATTTCCCAATCGCTCAATCTAATCACAGCAATGTCAGATATGGGATCAGCGTAGACTACTTTTGCTTCATATTCTTTTCCAGACTTGCTTGAAAAGACCTTGATTTGCCCCTGACCAGCAATGACATGATGATTCGTAACGATTTGATTGTCTTCAAGAATGAAGCCTGTGCCGCTTCCTCCAGATGTTGCGTCGATTTTATTTTGAATAAGAACAACACCATTCACAGTCTCATTATAAACTTCCTTAGCAGACTTTTCGTTACAGCCCACTAATGCAAGTGCTAAAACACTCACTGCTAAAAGTTTCTTCATTGATTTGTTCCTTTCTCTGGTGGAACTATTTGTTCAGATATCTCAATATCAGGAATGGTTGGCTTGTATGTATCGCCAGCTTTAGGCAACAATCTCTCAAGGAGTTGCCCTAATACACCAGACGATTCTTCCCCCTCATCATTACCGCCCTCTCCTTCTCCACCATTTTCTGGTGGTATACCATTTATGCGAACTTCGCGTCCCTCTTCAATAGCTTGTTTTGCTTTATCAAAGGATGCTGCTCTATCATTAGAGTATTTCACATAGTATGTTTTTGGTGCAACTCTTGGATAAACATACTCATACCACTTCTTAGGTATTGTGGGATACAGACTGATATAGATTGCACCAGGATCAAAATCAGATGGATTGACTATAACAACAGAAGCTAGAATGCCTTTTACTTCTCTCTTCTCTTCTGCTGGCCATCCTTTTACACCATCAAGCGAAAAATAAACAGCGTTGGCTAGAAACACAATCAAAGCAATGACTAGAACTCTTATCGTTCTGCTGTTCCAGTAAAACGCTGCTGCGATGACTAGTGCTGTGAACAATGCTATGAGAAGAAGAATTGTTTGTGTCATTGTGCTTTTATTCCAACTCTAACTGATACAAAACCATCTTTATAACGAAGAATGTTTTTCTTATCGTCCATCACAAATCTTGTTGCTGTTTTTTCTTGCCACACACTGTCCATTTTCATTTCTATTGTTTTGACAACCATATATTTTGGATTGATTCTAACAACTTCAATCGTTACAGGCACATCTATCATAGAACCTTGCCCCATGCCTTTTGATCCTGTACCTTCTGTTTCAATACAAGAATAAACATGCACATTCACAATATACTCACCAGAAAATGTTCCTCTGAATGTGACATATTCTTTGTTGTCAGGATCTATTACGATTTCTTTATTGTCAAGCTGATATACACTTCTACGCTTTCCCATATCGTCGCGTTCAAAGTACATCAGCCCTGCTTCCATAAAGCGATATGATACGACATTGTTTTGTGGATCACGAACCCACAAGTCAAGATCACAGTCAACACCTACTGGCCATTCCATTGTGATCACATAGTCTGCATTTTTTCTAATGCCTTCGTTCTGTTGTACAATAGGTGCAATGAGTAGAGTTGTCAACATAAAGATAACAACTGTACCCATCAATAGAGCGATCAGAATATCAATGTATGCAGTACGAAAATCAAACTTTTTATTCTTCATGATCATATGTTACCGCATATAGCAGCGCCTTTGTTATCAAACTGGACAGAATGCCTGTGGCATTGGTGTAAAGTGCAATGCCTAAACCAACAGACATATTAGCTAATAGTGCAGCTAGACTTGCTGGATCAGTAACAGAAGCAGATGTAATACCTGAAGTGAGAAGATAGATGAAGCCGATTACAGTGCCCAACATACCTAGAGCAAGCATCTGTTCGGAAAGAAACCAACAAGCATCAACCATCTTGTTAGTAAAGTCTTTCAGATATGCAATGTAACCAATCATTAATGTGGTTACAACGTAAAGAATAGCGAGGAGAGATGTGATCATTGTCACATCATCATGCCAAATTTTAGCAATGATGCCATTATGCCATGCCCAGAAAACGCCAGACGCAACAAACAGATTTGTGACCCACCAGATATAGAACGGCTTAATTGACTTCATACTGACCTCGCTATTTTTTTAGTGTCAGTTTTATTTATTCGTTCTTGGATACGAATCCGTTAAGCTTTTCGGCCAACTTGATGATAGCTTCTGCATCCATGTTTGGTACTGAAGGGAAAGGCGGAAGAATTGCGTTCTTGTCACCGTTTGAAAGAGCAATAGAAGCCTTTTCTCTTTCAAGGTTCCAATCATTTTCAAGACGAATACGTTCGTTCATATTTTGCTCAATGATAAAATCTCGCGCAATTTGAAGAAGTTCAAGACGGATTTCGTAAGGGTTCTTTGACATGATGTTTCTCCTGTGTCATGTGTGTTAAGGTGGAGGGGTTCTGTTTCCACGCCCCCTCCGAGCGCATGTTAGGCAGCTAGTGCCAAACGAGGTGCAAAGTTATCGTTTGCATTTAGAGTTTTGCGCTTGTACGTAGTCGCCTACGGTTATCTCCAGTCAACTATTCTACACTCAGTCGATCCTAGTTCGCCCCCATCAAAGACACTCCTCAACAACGTTTCGAACCGTTGCCTGACCCACGGAAGGATTGCCTGGCCTATCTCCGTATATATGTATTAAGTGGCGGAGTGCCTTTGGTGGAGGCGCGGGGTACTGCCCCCCGGTCCTCAGTGTTTTTCGTTTTCCTTCACCGATAACTACAGTATATATAACTCCTAAAAGTTATACGCACTGTTTCGTGCTGGCACCTGAATGAAACCTTCAGGTTTACCATCATCTCCTACAATAGCGGCTGTTAGATGCCCGCCATACACACAGGCGGTATCAACATTTGTGCGATCATCTATTTGTTCGATCTTACCTAATCGTGGTGTATGACCATGATAGAAGTGCTTACCCATCTGTGCGTGATGATATTCTTCATATCGCATCCACAATAGTATTTGATCCCTTTGTTCACTCATTGGAAATGCAGGGTTTGCACCAGCATGTGCAACGATGATCGTGTCATCTTCATAATACTTCGGCAGAGTTCGCATCCAATCTGTTACATAATCAGGCAGTTCCATGAGTGGGCTGTTGAAACTGCGAAGTGTGGCCTCAGCATAAGTGAAATCACCATCAAGTAACATATCTTCATGATTGCCCATAAGAGTCACATGACCATTCTTCTTCATTCGCATGACTTGATCAACAACTTCTTTGGATTTTGGGCCGCGATCAACATAGTCACCAACAAAGATCATCTTACAAAGATCATCATCAGCATGATCATATATCTTATCTAAGAGCAAGCACAGTTCATCATAGCAACCATGCACATCACCAATCACATAACGTTTCATTTCACTTTCGCTTTCTTACAGCCCTCTTTGGCTTATCATCATATGGAGTCCAACGAAGAATATCACCTTCATCCGTAATCTTGATCATCTTTTTTTCTACAAGCAACTGCAATGCAAACTCACCACCAGCAGCAAATCCTCTACGACTACTGACATAAGCACACACGCCAAAAGCAAGGCAAAGTGTAAGAATCATCCAAGGATCCAAGTACATTAGAGTTTTTCCTGTTTGTATAAGTGAATCTTTTCGAGTAAGTTTTGAATGTATTGATTCTTGTCGCGTATGAAAACTTGTGGTCGTTCCATGAAATCAACTGAGATAAGGATCACGATTTGATCTATGGGTTCATTGACCAGTTCTTCATACATTAGAGCATAGGCTGTTCCCTGCTCAAAGTAATTATCAATCCATTCTTCCTTCTTCTCTTTTGTAGAAGTCTTGAAGTCTATGATGGAAGGAACGCCAGCAAACTCTGCAATAACGTCTGTTCTTCCAGCAATACCAAGCTTCTCACTGAAGAGAGGACTTTCAATATAGCGTATATTGTCGATCAAGTCAAGCGTTTCTTTCATATCGTTGAAAGCTTGTCTCATGTCAGGCATTACACCATTGAGAAAGTCATCTTCATTGCGGAGATAACCTTCCATCATGTTGTGGAATCTTGTGCCGCGATTGGAAGCACGATACATCACCTTATCCGCCTCTTCGTTTCCAATCCGATTGCGCCATTCTATGAGAGACTTCTTTTTGAAATGGCCAAGAACAGTTGTAACAGATGGAAGCTTCACTCCATTTGGTGTGATATAGAATCTCTCACCAGTGCTTTCGTCCGTATCAAGCGGATGCAGAGTAGGCAGACCATCAACATACTTAAACCTCTTCACTCTCTAAATCTTTCTATTTCATCTTTATGTTTTTTATATGCTGCACTTTTTCCTGATATGACTTTTTTGATGCGCTCAATAGCTTGTTGATGCCGCGGCTTGTTTCTGAACCTTTGTTGCCCTTGAACTACACCATGAAATGTATTACTCTCAGGATCGTGTTCAATGTGAAATCTTGTCCATCCTTTTTTCAAAGCACCATCAACATGCTTTGCATAGTCATGATAGAAACCGCCTATGGTATCTTTCATTTCTACACCTGTGCGTTCAGAGTATGTATCACCGTGTGTTAACTTTTGTCGCTTGCCTTTTTTATCTCTCCATGTGCTTCTGTTGAAAATAGCAGAACCGTTTGGTTTGAGCCAGCCTGATGCTTCTCTCTCTTCCAAGTATTGTTTGAATGTCTTCATGTCTCGTTCCATTTCTTTAGTATCCAGCTAGAACTATTCTTCTTGTCTTGCCCACCAATACCAAACACAAACTCAACATCATCTATTCCGCATTCCATCTCTGGGATGTTCTCTTTCGTTCTATCTCCACCGTTTGCAAAGATAATTGTTTGGTCTGGGTTCTCTTCACGAATACGACGGATAGCGTCAATAGCAGTGTTATCAGAGTCATCGAAAGCAAATACATCGTCTACGCTTCTTAAGTTTGATAGTATCATATGACGTTCAGTCCAAGGCATGAAAGGCTTACCCTTCTTGTGAGTAAGCCAATCATCAGAGTTTAGCCCAACAAACAGATAATCTCCGAGTTCCTTGGCCGCATTGATATATTCTATGTGACCCGAGTGAACAGGATCAAATCCACCTGTAATGAGAACTAATCTTGGCATTTTTGCTCCATGAGTTTATCATACTCTCGTTCTTTTCTCAATCTATAAGACCAGTTTCCACCCATGCCGCTTGGTTTTATCGGCTCATTCAAATACTGCTCTTTTATCCAAGCGTCTCTTTTTTTCTTATACTCATCATCCATATATCACTTCAGCTTTTTGAAACTGCCTCTTCTTGATTTAGGTTCTGGCTCATCTGTAAAAGTTATTTTTGGTTGCTTATCTGCTGGTTTTGTAGGTTTGAATCTTGTTTCGCCATACGGATTATCTACATTAGATGCTGTTCTGTTTCCATAAACATCTGCTGAACCATCTCTATTATGAGCAATACCTTTACCCTCTGGTGTTCTATGAATAAAGGTATCTTGATTATACTTTCTTCTTAGTTTATGACCCAGAGATACAATCTTCTCACCGGTAGGATCGTTTGGTAGATGAGCCATTACAGACTTTTCATTTTCAATCTCGCCAGCAGCGTTTTGCCATACACCCTTTGTCTTTTTGAAAACAGCACCAGATGCTTTGAGACGCTTGTAAAGAGTTTTCATTCTCTTTTTATTCTTTTTGTCAGGCAGATTTTTTCTAGCAGCAGAAATGATGATCTTATGAATACCCTTTCTTCTATGCTTTAAATCCTGAGAAAGAGGATTGCCTTCTTCAAGTCTACGCATCAGAGCGACAGAGCCTGCTCTTGGATCAAGTTCTGTGCTGTCAATATTCAAGCCTTCTTCACCATCAAAATCTGAATTGTGTTTAGGATAGAACTTGTGTTTACCTGTATGCCAATATCCCAACTCACCTTTGATTCTATTGTCTGGTCCTATACCATGATGTTCAGCGGTTTCTTGATGTGTCCAGCCTCTTTTGCCTTTTAGAATATGCTTTTTGTCATCAACAGGCACACCGATGTTTCTTATTGCTGGTATCAGCTTACTTCTAAATTCTGATTCTATTATAAACTCTAAAAATGTTATCATCGGTCCCAATCTCCATCTTTACCTCTTTCATAATTATGACTGTTCAAGTGATCTTCTAAATCTTTAGCACGACCTTCAAGTTTGTCTGCTTTTTTATATCCGCTGCCTCTTACAGATCCTGCTTTTGCGATGGAGTAAGATTTGTCTGGATGTGAAATGTATCCAACATACTTTACATCTTTTACCCATTTATCATTTCCAACGGCCATATCGCGTGTGGCTATTTGGGCATGAATGAAATTATACGCATCTCCAATATGAAGTTTATCATTATTGTCTATAACAAATCTCGTTTGTTTTGATGGTGCGTTTCTTGTGAAATTGTGAGCATGAGAGTGTGAAATTGTCCTTATAGTTGGACCTCTCACACTCTCTTGCAATTGTTGCAACCACTGTCTAAACGTCTTCATAGCCCCATTGCGTCCTTTTGGATGATGTATGATTTGACCAGACCAGAACGAACAATGTCCTCTTTCTGGAAATCTATATGATGAAAAGTATTTATTCGTTTGGTAATTGCCATAAGCTGAGTAATACCTTCACGCTCATGGGGCTTTATCAAATCCGTCTGTCTGAAATCACATAGGTTTCTTTGTCGATCTTCATTGCCTGCGGAGATGGAATTGTCAGTGTGAACTTCATCAACCATGTTTCACCGGCTGGATGGCGCGCTCAAATGCAGCAATGACAGCATCATGATCGCTCCTAAGTGCGTCAGCCGGGGTATCTTCAAACTCGGCGTGCGGTCGCGTCAGCCAGTAGAGCAGCCGGAAGTTACTCCAGTTATCGGGTTTCATCTCAATGATCTTGATGAGAGCTGCATCATTAGCATTTGCCATATCAGCCACTTCTTTGTTTGTAATATTGGCCTCAGTCAAATATTGTTTGAATGTCTTCATAGCCCCATTGCGTCCTTTTGGATGATGTATGATTTGACCAGACCAGAACGAACGATATCTTCTTTCTGAAAATCCACATGTTCAAAAGTATTTATTCTTTTAGTAATGGCCATCAACTGTGTGATACCTTCTTGTTCATATCTCTTCAACAAGTCAGTTTGTCTGAAATCACCACATACAATGATGCGGCTCTCATCGCCCATACGAGTCATCACAGTGTCAGCTTCTTGAAATGAAAGGTTTTGACTTTCATCAAGGATCACGATTGCGTTATTGAATGTGATACCACGCAAGAATGATGTTGTCGTAAACTGAACAATACCTTTCATCTTCAGTATATCGTATCCATCACCACGCCCAAATAGACTATCACAAATCTCGCGGTATGGTTCTTCGTACACAGCAGCTTTCTCTTTCATAGAGCCAGGAAGAAATCCCATGTCTCTGGAAGGTACAACTGAGCGAACAATGATTATTTTATTGTATATTGAGTTGCCTGTCAAGATTTCATTTAGAGCAAGATAGAGGGCACAAAATGTTTTGCCTGTTCCAGCAAAACCGTGGAGCATGAGATGATAACCTTGTCGATATGCATTGAATGCTTTCTCCTGATTTGGTGTAAGCGGCTTGATGTGTCTTAACTCAAAATGAGCAGCCTGCTTTTGTGCTTCTGGTTGTCTAGTCTTGTTCTTTGGTTTCTTAGACATTTTGGCTCCTGTAAAAGCAAAAGGAGACGAATCACCTGCGTGACCATCTCCTTTTGAAAATCTTTTTCTTTTGTGTTTGATACTCATACTTCTTTGGGTATTGTGTATCTTCTTTCTACTGCGCCACCTAATGGATTTGTTTCTTTCACTTTACCAAGAACATATTTTGAGAAGTCAGAAGGAGGCTTTGTCACTCCCATTCGAATGGGATCACCAAGATTCATTTTGAATGTCTGATTGAAGCGCGGATTTGCTTCCAAGAATGCTTTGAGTTGATCATATGTCATCTCAAGTTCAAATTCTTCTTCGGTTTCTGTGTCAATGAATGAATATATCATACTCTTATTTAGTATCCTTTCTAGCTGCCCATTCCACCAATAGTCCTATCAGTTCGCTCATACAGTTGCGACCAATCAACACCATATGCAGGGCACACTTCTATATATCGCGGCAGATTGTTCTGATCCTTCTCGCCGTGTTCACCACACACGAACCATGTATCAGGCAGTTGTTCTGCATAGATGCGCCGAATGATCTTCTGCTGCTTGGCTAACAGATCCAGTTGTGCTTCAAGTTCATCAGCGGCATCATTCAAAAGTTTTGAAAGAATTATTCGCGCTTCACGAACATACTGTCTTTCGTTAGGATCTTCCAGACGCAAACGCTTGATTAGGTCTTGCAGTTCATCGTGGTTCATAGCCCAGCCTCTTCCATTAGCGCATGATAGATTTCTAATGCTCTATTTGGATTCATAAAACCATTAGAGTGTACCATACATGCAGTTTGAAATTCCAACGGTGTCATATCGTATACAGACTTCTCATACCTGAGAATATATCCAATCGTCACATATTCACTGTGAAGAGGTCTGACGGCTCTTGGAGCCAAGGCGGTGCTTCGCGTTTCGTCCATTTGTGCATCCTCGCTTTGCCAATCTTGTAGTAGTTCCGATAGTTCACAATCGGATCTGTTGATACTATATATTGCTTGTCCATCGCAACAGCAAATGGCTGCAACGGAGCTTGCTTGATGTTGCGCGGCGTCATGCTAAGATGATCCCACAACATGCCTTGACACTTGTGGTACTTGCCATACCGATGGGTGTATTCTAAGCACAAGGCTTGGAAATGCCGATACAGCCATTCGTAGTTACCGCTTGTTTCGCGGCACCACACGGCTGACGGATGATTGATATGTGTTGCAGAATATAATATCATGTCATCTTGCGGATCGGCAAGACGCCACCGCTTGACATTACGGCCTGTCTTAGTCTTGTCAACATACTGAACGCCATCAAGCAGCCGATGGGCGGTACAGAGAAGCTGTGAGGACTCAAGGATCATCTTGACCACATGCTTGTCTACCATCCATTCGGCTGCTTGATACGGATCAGAGTCGATTGCGAAAATGTTCACTTGCGTTTTCCTAAAAACTTGTCAATGCAGTTTTGCTGTGGCGCTTCTAACATTATACACTGATGGTATTGTCCACGCAAGCTTTCTTTGCCCCAACCGAACCCAGTGATAATCATTGCCACCACAAGACCGATAATAGCAAATGTTCCTAATGCCCAAGGAAATGCATTCATGATTAGTCCTCAATTGCATCAATACGAAAAAACTCACCAGGCTTGACGTTCAGTGTCCGATCAAGATTGGCCTTACCGTTTGGATTCCATGAGCGAACACGGATCTTCCGAATACCAGGCGGTACTCGCCAAGTAGCAGAGTTGCGAGTGGGTGCAGCTTGAGCAGCACCGATAAACGGCAGGGCCGCGAGCCCCGCAAGTAACCATCGCTTATTCATTCATATCTCCTTACTTGAGGAAGTTTGCAACATCAATACCATCCATGCTGTCCCAGTCGGGATCAACAGAGTAGGTACCACCAGCGTACTCACCAGCGTTCTTCATGCCAATCTCAGCCAGCAAGCGGTCAGCCTCAGCGTCAGCATGATCCTTGAGCGCATTCCGCGCAGCCTTCTTGACAGGCGCCACAGTCTGCTTGGACTGACGCACCTTGACAGGCTTTGCAGCCTTAGCCTTCGGCTGCTTGACAGCCTTGACCTTGGGCGTCTTGACTTTGCCGCGTTCAGCAGGAGGTACCCACTTGAAGTTCCGAGTAGCAGAGTCACCATCGGAGATAAACTTGTACTCGGTAACGGTACGACCGTCCTTTACAGTCTCAATCTCATAGCCGTAAAGCTTGAGATAACAGACATACTTGGCAGCATAGTTGCCCTTGCCAACATGTGCGTTGATTTCTGCGGGAGTAGCGGAACCCTTAGACTTAAGGAATTCTAAAGCGACAAATTGAGCAGCAGTCTTAGACATATGTGTGTTTTCCTGTGTTTGTTACTGATTTACCTGCATATAATAGTCGGAATTGATCATACTGTCAAGCATATTCTTGACGGTATATCGGTCAGCCCGTTTTTCGTACATGTACACATAGGCGTATACATTTTTCTCGTCGGTCA